AGGGTCAGCTGGGTGCCCAGGCGCTGGATCAGATGGGCGTGGAGGTCACGTTCATCCACGCCGGGAAGCACAAGGTCGACGGCAATTCCTATCAGAAGTTGCCTGACGACGTGAAAGCGCGTATTCAGGCTCGTGTGGACAAGATTTACGGCGTCTTCACATCCACGGTTGCACAGAACCGTGACATGGACGAAGATGACGTGCGAGGGACCGAGGCGTTGACTTACGATGCAGAGGACTCCATCAAGGTCGGGTTCGCAGATCGGATCGGCGCTCTCGACGACGAAATGATCGCATTTACGGAAGAAGTGGCTGAAGCAGAGGATGAACAGATGACCACGAAGACCACCAAAACTGCCGGGGCTTCGGCCACGGATAACGACAACCCCATCACCCAAGCTGCGCTGGACGCCGCCGTGACCGACGCGAAAGCGGAAGGCATGGCCTCCGGTGCGACCGCCGAGAAAGAGCGCATGAACGCGATCCTTGGCAGCGACGAAGGCAAGGCCCGCCCGAAGGCAGCCCTGTCCGCCGCCCTGAAAACGGACATGACCGTCGAGCAGGCGACCGCCTTTCTCGCCGATCTGCCCGAAGAAAAGGCTGAAGCGCCGAAAGCCGCGCCCAAGGATGAGGCCCCCAAAGCGGGTGCCACGCCCTTCGACGCCGCGATGAACGGTGGCGACAACCCGAATGTCGGGGCGACCGCTGGCGACGGCGATGGAGAAGAAAACCCGGCGGCCTCGATTGTGGCGGACTTCCAGTCCTTCACGGGCGTCGGCAAGAAGCGCGCGTAACCACCCGGTTCGCACGAAGCGGGGCGACCCGCACAACCCGAGAGTCAATAGGAGAAAACAATGGCTGTTGACACCAAAATCCCCCTCGGCAAGCCGGGCGTTGCGGAGTTCAAGTCGGAAACCTTCGGCAACTACGGCGACATCCGCTTCGGCGAGGGCCAGATCACCATGACCAACATCACCGTCACCGCGTCCGGCGCGGACATCGACCTCCCGCTCTACGCGGTGGTCAATCTGGCGGGCGATGCTCTGGCCGATTACAATGCGACCCGCGATGCGGGCTGCGCCAACTATGTGCTTGCCGAGCCGGTGTTCATCGCCGACGGCGAGAGCATGACCGTTCCGGTGATCCGCTCCGGGCACCTGAACATGGACATCCTGACGTGGGACGCAACCTACGATACGGATGCCAAGAAGGCCGCCGCCTTCGAGGGTTCGGTTTCGCCGACGATTCTCGTCTCGAAACCCGCCTATAACTCCGATCAGATTCTCTGATCGCCGCAAGAAAGAGGTTAAGAAACCATGTCGATCAACCACACCCTTTACGACACGGCGACCCTCGGAGCGGTCATGCGTGAGATGGAAGCGCCGTCGAACTACTGGCTGGGCTTTTATGGCTCGGAACTTCAGTTCGACGACGAATACATCGACTTCTCGAAGATCACCGAGAACCGCAAGATTGCGCCGCTGGTCGTCCCGACCGCCCAAGGTAAGCCGGTCTACTCGGCTGCCGAGAAGGTGCAGCGCGTGAAACCGGCCTACGTCAAGCCGAAGGACCCTGTGTCGGCCACCCGCGTCATCAAGCGCGTGGCAGGCTTCGGGGAACTGACGCCCGGCGCAGCCCCGATGTCGCCCTCGCAGCGTTACAACGCCATCATCGGCGACATCCTGCGCCAGCACCGCGAGTCCATCGAGCGCCGCTGGGAATGGCTGGCTGCGCAGGCCACGATCTACGGCAAGGTCACGCTGGAAAGCGACGACTACCCGAAGACCGTGGTGGACTTCGAGCGCGATGCCGGTCACGACATCACCCTGACTGCGGGCAACCGCTGGGGCGACTCCGGCGTCTCGATCCTTGGGACCATCGAAGGCTGGAAGAAGACCGTGCGTCAGGCCAAGTTCGGCGGTGCGACCAATCGCCTGACCGTCGGCGCGGATGCGTGGGAAGTCATGCGCGAGGACGCGGATGTCCGTGAACTCCTGAAGCTGGACTTCCGCACTTCCAACAACGGCCTCGACCTGAACCTTGGCGTGATGGAAGGTCTGGAAATCGAGCGTGTCGGCAAGATCAACGGCACGACCGAAGTGGTGGTCTACTCGGACTACTACCAAGACCCGGACGGCACCGTGGTTCCGTTCATGTCGCCGAAAGATGTGGTCCTGACCGGCCCGTCCGTGCGCGGCGTTCGCTGCTTCGGCGCGATCCAAGACAAGCGCGCGGGCTGGCAGCCGTTCCCCATCTTCTCGAAGATGTGGGACGACGAGGACCCGTCGGGCACCTACGTCATGTCGCAGTCGGCTCCGCTCATGGTGCCGGTCGGTGTGAACAACACCCTGCGCGCCACGGTTGTCGCCTAAGACGGCCCCCTCGGCCCGGCAGCATCCCTGCCGGGCCGAATGCTCCGAACCCAGCAAAGCCAGCAATCCATAGGAGGACATTATGGCATCCCTGCGACTCCGCGCGATCCACGAAATCCAGCGCACCAAGAAACCCGGCGTTCCTGCCGACCGGGCCAAGGGCATTTCCGCGAAGGCCCCCGAGGTCGAAGTCATCAAGCCCGGCACCCTGTTCAACGCCAAGGACGAGGCGCAGTTCAAGGAACTGACATCCGGCGCGTATCCGGCTGCCGTCCCGGCCCCCGTCGAGGAATCTGCGGACGACGAGCCGAAGAAAGCCTCGGCCAAGAAGAAAGCCCCGGCAAAGAAGGCGGCCCCGAAGGCCCCGGCCAAGGATGACGAGGGCGGAGAAGGCGGCTCCGACGACGAGGGCGGCTCCGACGACGAGGGTGGCGAAGGCGAGGACGATCTGGTCTGATGCCCATCGCAGACATCCAGAAACGGGCGCGGCAGGGGCTTCACGACACGATGAAGCGCCCTGCTTCGCTCTACAATGAGTCCGGCGTCCTCGTCGGTCTCATTCACGTTCGCCGGAAGACGGACGTTAAGCCGGTGGGCGACCTTGCCGGGACGAACCTGTCCTATGCCGAGGTCCAAGAGCCGGTATCTTCTCTCATCTTCCTTCTGTCCGAACATGCCCCGACGCGCGGCGAGATGGTCGTCCTGTCCGCCACCGAGGGATACTTCGTGGACACGATTGACCCGGCTGACGGGATTACCCAGACGGCGCAGGTTTCGCGCATGTCGGCCTCCGAACTATCAGGGAAGACGCTGCCGGAGGACCTGTAATGGCGAACTCCCAATGGGCCGTCTTCATCGAAGGTCTCGACGAACTATCGAACATCCCGGAACTCGATGAACAGGTCCGTCGCCTCCGAGCGGCGCAGGCCATCAACGAGACGGCCCGGCACGGGCGGGCCAAGATCGCGGGGGACATCCACGATCAGGTAAACTTCCCGGCGGGCTATCTGAAGCCCTCGACGGGTCGGCTCACAGTCGCACAGAAGGCTACGAAGCTGAAATTGGAGGCCAAAGTCCGAGCGCGCGGCGCTCCGACATCTCTGGCGCAGTTCACGGTCGGCAACCCCAAGCCCTCGTCTCGGGGCGGCGTTCACGTCATGGTCTCTCCCGGCAAGGCCCGGTTTATGCGGCGCGCGTTCGTAATGCGTCTCCGGGCAGGCAGCGAGTTGACCGAGACGAAGTTCAACCTCGGTTTGGCGATCCGGCTCCGTCCCGGCGAGACGATCCAGAACAAGCGGTATTTCCGTCGAGTCGAAAGTGGGCTATACCTGCTTTACGGGCCGTCCGTGAATCAGGTCTTCCGAGCCAATGATGGCGATGGTGTGGCATCCGACCGGGCACCCTACTTGAATAACTATCTGGCCGACGAGTTTTATCGGCTGCTCGGATTGTGAGGACCACATGGCAACGCTCCACAAAGTCTACCCGTCCCCGTTGCCCGATCCGCTTGCGCTCTACACGCTGAAGCGGATTACGACCGTTCTGGAAGGCATCACCGTGGCGAATGGGTATCAGCACGACCTCGCCGGGAAGGTCTTTCGCGGTCGCGCTCTGTTCGGCGAGGGCGATCCGATCCCGATGCTTTCTATCCTCGAAGTCCCGATCCCCATCGACCAACTCCCTTCCCCCGCCACATTGAGCAAGGGCGGCTGGGAACTTATGGTGCAGGGTTTCGCAGAAGACGACCGGGCGAACCCGACCGATCCGGCCCATAAACTGCTCGCAGATGTGAAGCAGCTTTTGGCCTTGGAGAAGAATAAAGAGAATTGGGATCGACCGGAACAAGGAATCTTCGGCCTTGGCGGCATCGTCGATAAGATGTATATCGGACGTGGTGTTGTCCGGCCTGCCGACGAAATTTCGGCCAAAGCCTACTTCTGGCTGACGATCACGCTGGAAATGGTTGAAGATTTGGCCGATCCTTACAACGCTTGAAACTGAGGCCGTAACGAAAGAGGTATTCCAATGGCTGACAACAACTACACGCTGGGTCGGGGGAAGGTCTACTTCTCGCGCTTCAAAACGGGGACCCAGACCCCCGAGGGCTTCCGCTATATCGGGAACACCCCGGAGTTCAACCTGAACATCGAGCAGGATACGCTCGACCACTACAACTCGGACGAAGGCATCCGCGAGAAGGATGACTCGGTGCCGCTGGAAGTGAACCGCACCGGCTCGCTCATCACGGACAACATCGACCCTGAGAACGTGGCGCTGTTCTTCTTCGGCTCGGCCTCCGCGCTGACGCAGGCGACCGTTGCTTCGGATACCGAAATCCTGACCGGGATCAAGGCCGGGCACAGCTACAAGCTGGGCATCACCGCCGCGAACCCCGCTGGCTATTTCGGCATCGACGCGACCGGCTTTGCCGTTGCGGTCTCGCCCGGCGGCACCGCTCTGGTGGAAGACACCGACTACACCGTCGATCTCGATACGGGCATGATTACCTTCCTTGAAGGTTCCGCGCTGGCCGTCGACGGCGAGGACATCGACGTGACCTATGCGGTCGCCGGTTCGACCCGGACCCGCGTGATCTCCGGCTCGGACCCGGTGGAAGGCGCGCTCATGTTCGTCACCAAGAACCCGAAGGGCGATGACTGCACCTACTTCCTGCCCTACGTCAAGCTGTCGCCCAACGGCGACTATGCGCTGAAGGGCGATGAGTGGCAGCAAATCCCGCTGTCCATCGAAGTCCTGAAACCGACCGCCAAGGAAGCCATCTACCGCGATGGCGTCCCGGCCTACTCGTAAGGCCCCCTAGGCCCGCCCTTCCGGGGGCGGGCCGAACCACCAGCAGAAGGAATGACCCGTGCCCATCAATAATGTCTACATCGCCACCGAGACGATCCCGTTCAAGAACAAGGACGGCTCGGAAGGCAGCATCGAAGTTCGCGGCATCACCGTCGCGGATGTCATGCAGGCCGCCCACAAATACGGCCCGCAGCTTGTCGTTGCTTTCGGGAAAATCTGGGCGTCCGGCGGCCAGTCCCTTCAGGAAGCCGACGTTCGCAATCTGATCTGGGAGGTCTCGACCGAGTTCCCGGATGTTCTCGCTGCCGTCCTTGCGATGGCCGCTGACGAATACAACGAGAAAGGGATCGCGCTCATGCGCCGCCTGCCGATGGACAAGCAGGCGGAAGTGATGACCAGCTATACCTTGCTGAACTGGGGTCAGGTCGGCGGC